TCCTGGACAGTTGCCCAGAGCCTGTAGTTGTTGGTTGTAAAATCGGTCGCCCATTTGCTTCCTCTCATATTTTGAAAAGATATTATGTCAAAATATAACCATCTTGTCAAGAAATATTTTTTACAACCTATCAATTCTTACGCCATATTTTTTCAAATGTTCCAGCTTACACAATTCATATGCTGGAGCATATGCACTAAAGCCCCCTTGTGTTACGTTCGAGAAGTAAGTATTTTCACTATCTACTTTTTGACGAACATAGATACTGTAACAGGGGCATCCATACTTACTTTCATAATTAACTTGTGCCATACCTTTCTTACTTTCAATATACTCTGGAGTAAGTTTGGCTTTTATTTCTACTGCTGCATGATACGAGGCTGACCACGCAATCTCTCCGGCCACATATTCATCCGCAAGACACTCATCAGGATAAAAATGAGATGTTAATCTTTCTTCTCGTCCGGTAGGTCTTTGAGGAACCCCAACTCTTTCAAGAATTGCTCGTATAAAAGCAGGACTTCTGAAGAGTGACTTTGAAATATCTGTAATAGTATCTCCTGTGAGGTAGTTTTCGCACGCTTCAGCGATTTCTGCATCTGACGCTGGACGACCCCGCAGAGAAGCCTTTCTCTTTTTGGTGTACGTTTTTCTGTCATTATAATCCTCAATAATTTTCTGTAGCCGAGTAGTATTATAGGCTATGTTGAGTATGTCACAGGCTTCCTTCTTAGTTATTGCTTTTGTTGAAGCTGGGGCTGAAGAATTGGGGTTTAGAAGTGCTATGACTTTCTCTATGTTTTGATTCGATAGATTCTCGTAGTCTTTCTTCTTTACTGTCTTTCTCATACTCTAGCTCCAATAGTAGTTCACAATAGTGAATAATTTTTTTAATATCCTCTGCACCGTTCTTGCTACGATGTCGAGTTGCGTATTTGATAATGTTACCCTCTATATAACCCAAACTATTCGCATGAATGTACTCGAGAGGTTGTATAGGCAGATCATAGTGTGAACCACCTTCTTGTTTGTCCAATGCTTTACTCATAATATTTCTCCACAATGTGGACAGCGTACAGACGCTTCTTTTTTCATTTCTTTGATTAACTCTCTCAAACTTTTACAGTTTTTTATTTGCGCCCGCATCCAAGAAACGCGTCTTTCAGACTTCGCCAGACTTAGCTCTTTCTGTAAAGTGTGCTTCTGCATTTCTAGTTTTTGCTCAAACACTCCCAGAAATGCTGTTGTTTTTATCTTGTTCATGTACGAAATCCTTTATCATCGGAAATATTGGATTGATTACATATGCACACTCTCGAGCAATATCCATATGCTCTTTTTGTGTACCCGGAGTACTTCGTACATCAATGTAATGAATCCATGATCTTAGAGTACCTGCCATATAAAGTCTAGTTTTTGTTAGACCTTCAGGAAGTACTGTTCTTGCCTGCTCCTTTGCAATACCATTTTCAATTGCCCACTTGTATGCGTAGTTTGCTATATCAATAACTCTTTTCTGTTGTTGAATCCAATGCTGATCAAGCAACATATCGTCTGTTTCTATACTGTTCTGGCGGTTGTTTTTATCCTGTAAACGTGTCTCTCGTAGCTCATATGGATAACCCATTTCTCCTGGCATTGCATATCTTTGACTAAACTCTTGGAATGCGAAACTGCGGTGACGTACTATCTGATGAGCAATGTCTCGAGTAGTATTTATCTCGAGAGTAATAGAACACATCTCGAAAGGGCTCCAATGTTTATGTTTGATTAGATACTTTACTAACTTTTCAGAAGTTTTTGTATTATTCTGGTTACTTGGATTAGAAACCCTTGCCATCATTGCTACTTCTTCTATTAAGTTATCGTGTGACGCTCCTACCATTCTTACTGTCATTTTAACTCCTACTTATTCTGTTGTCATAGTCTGCTAACTCTTCGTCCCACCAGTGTGGTTTGTCTCTGTGCTTCCATTCTGCGAAAGTGGCTTTGTCGAGCATATAAAAATTACGATAAGACTGTATAGGATTATCGTAATCTTTTAATTCTTCTGTCATTGCTAAAGCGAACGTAGTAAATCCATGGTCTTCCATATTTTTAGGTTCTGGCAAAGCACTTAGCATTGCTAGGCTCTTATGATTACTTCCATAGCGATAGTGTGCCTCGCTACCAAGCGCGAAAGCGTAGCAATTTGTCCAGTAGTAATTCTCCAACGAAGAACGTACCCAAACACAACTAGGGTGATTCTGCATTGTAGGTAAGTAGGGAAAAAGACGATCTTCCATAGGAACGTCTTTCCACTGCTTACGAGTTTCTTGAAGTACTTTATTCTCTTCTTTGGTAATAGCACGAGGTACAAAACCAAACAAATGATCTATCCAAAGATTTGTATTAATAAGTTGTGCCGCTTCGAGGATCATTTTATTAACGTGCTTATCTACATGATACTCTGCACACTTGTCGAGGTCTTCGTCAAGAAAAAATAAATTCATGGTACTCTCCGTAAATTATAACAAGTATTATACTAAATTTGAAGGAAAGTGTCAAGAACTATTTTGTGGTCTACTAAACCAGCCGCTCACTGCTATACGAGGTTCGGGAGCTAGCTTAGATACCTCACTGATATAATGATCTACCCCTTCCTCTCCTAAGTATAAAAGTACTAAGGAATTATACTCCGGTAATATTACAACTGGATCCTCCTTATCGAAAACTGTTAAACAACCTCCATACTCATACTTCCAATCTTTAGATAGATTGAAGATATAAGCTACATCAAAATTAGGATCGGGGTGTATACTTAGAAAATCTCCGTGCCCATAAACACTCGCAAAATCTTCCACTAGCTTTAAACCTTCTATTCCTGCAAGGTTTCCTATAAAATCTAAAAAATCTGGGGTAGATAATATTTCTTTTCTGAGATAGCATAAGGGACAGCTACAGCCTTTGTCTGTACACTTTACAAGTCTTTTCAACCTATACGTAAAGTGTCCTGCCAATAAACTCTCTTCTAGTTTTTTGTATATGCTTGTTTTTAAGAACTCATCTTTTATAGTATTGTCTGAGTAGATAGGTCTATCATCTGAACCAAACTTATAATAGTGTTTCCACTTGTCTGCTTTGACACTTTGTATATGAGTAGCGAGCTTGTCTGCGACATCCGGGTGTAAAAACTCTTTAATTACTTGATACTTCACTCCGTTTATCCTTTAAGTCGCGTATTGCTGTTTTAATTGCATCTTCGGCAAGAACCGAACAATGAATCTTAACAGGGGGAAGAGCCAGCTCAGAGGCTAACTCTGTGTTTTTTATTTTATAGGCATCATCTATGTGTTTGTGTTTCACCCATTCAGTCAAAAGAGAACTAGACGCTATAGCCGATCCGCACCCGTAGGTCTTAAACTTTGCATCTGTAATTATGTCTGAGTCGTTCACTTGTATTTGTAAGCGCATCACATCTCCACAAGCAGGGGCGCCTACCATACCCGTACCTACATTCTTTGCGTCTGCATCAAGTACTCCTACGTTACGAGGATTTTCATAATGATCTATAACTTTTTGTGAGTATGCCATTCTTTTTTCTCCTATGCGACGTAGAAACTTTCTCCACACCCACACTTGTTTGTTTCGTTTGGGTTTACAAATTCAAAGCCTTCTTGAAACTGTTCTACTTTATACTGTAACTCTGAGCCGAATAAAAAGACTAAACTCTTACTATCTATGTATATATTTACAGGCTCTGAGATAACAAGGTCGTTTTCTTCGTCATAAGCCCATTCCATAACATAGGCGTAGCCACTACAACCTGCACTTTGTACTTTTATACGAACGCCTAAAGAGTTCGCTGGTAGTATTAGCTGTGATAAAACTTTCTTTGCAGAATCATTTAACTTTATCATCAGTTTCTTGCTCGTTGTTATCTGCTTTGGGTGTTGTAACCTCTCTATAGTAAATAACTACTTCTCCGAGCTGGCTAATATATCGTTTGATTTCTTGTGTATTATAAGCCATTAACTCATAATCTGCAACTGTCATTGCGACAAACACGAGGTCTCCCCCATGTTTCTTTTTGATATCTGCTTCAAACTTATCCATGTATGTACGTTCTTCTTTTGGAATCTTTCGATCAGATACTACATACCATTTAGGTTCTTTTAAGTTTAAAGGACGAGGCATAACAGGATGTACTATATCTATTTGTATAGGTTTTGTTATTATCTCTACCTCTCTTGGAGGTTGTTGTAATAAACTACAACCGCTAAGGCTTAGGATTGCTAATACGAATACTAATTTCTTCAATTGCATCGAATGCCTCCTTTGTTCTATCGTTGGCTCGTATTTCTACTTGGCCAGGTCTTGCACTAGCTATTTTTGCAAGATTATGCCTACGAAAGATATCTAAGTACTCAGCCATTTCAGCTTCGTACTGCTGATTTTGTTGTTGAAGTTGGGCAGTTGCTGCTGCGGTCTTTTGTGCGCTTTCACTTAAAGCACTGATTGCGTCTTTTTGTTCTTTGTCTCGGAGATCTTGTGCGAGTATTACGGCAGTTTGTTCTTCTATTTTATTCTTCATCGGTATTACAGCGGCTTGATAATACAGAAATCCTGCAGTACCCATAGCCGCTATAATTCCTAGTAGAAGTTTAGACATTTTCCATTCGTACCATTAGTCTTTCGGCTCTGTTACCTACTTGTCTGTACCACTTAGAGTCTCTTCCTTCGATACCTGCTGTTTTCCAATCACTTGAATCAACAGCTTTCTTGAAGTTTTTAAAACCGCTAAGTCGGGGGCGTCCAAGATTAAACATCATATTGACGAGTATTTCTTGGACTTCCCCTGGGTAAGTTTCCCACAAATCATAGAGAACTTTACACTCTGCAATTGCAATATCCAAGTCAGACTGAAAGGCTTCTGTAACCCTCTCCTCGCTAACAGGGGTTCCAACGTCACATCCTTGCTCTGGATCTTTATCCGTAATTAAGTGCCCGATGCCGAAAGTGGCATAGCCTAAATGATCAAGGTATATTTCGTAGACTACTCCCTCGTCTATTGCTAATTGTTTTTGTACTTGTTCTCTATTCATGTTCTACTCCTTAGGTATTACATACCTGCTGCACTGGCGTATATTGTTATAAACGGCAAGGCTAAACAACCGATAGCTGTAACCATGTTGCATACATAGCACACGGCCTCGTCTCTTTTTTGCACTACTTTTTCTCCGTACCAACTTGGGCTAAAATAACCCATACATAGGCTACTTTCGGGAGAGCCTATTTACCTATACGACATTTAAAAGGCTGTCGTACCCACCTAAATTATTTAGTAATGTTTTGTTATACAGCAACCCCTCGTCGTACAAGCTCATTTCTATACTTTTGCTTGTGTTTTGGTTGAGTATTTGTACTCTCTACTGCTTTTACTAACTCTTCTGTTTTTGTATTTCGTAAGTAGTAATGCACTGTCCTGTATTTTTTAGATTGACGGTCTACTAATATCTTTGCTGATTCTTTAAATTTTGCTGGCATTTTCTTGTTCCCTTTGTTTTTGATAGTCTAATTTAAGTTGTTTAAATACTCTTGATGCTAAATCTTTGTTAGAAGTTATAAGAAAAAGTCTTCTATTATCTTGCACTTTGTAAACTTTTTCTCCCTTTTCATTTGTATCTTGTACTATAATCAGTTTATTCTTCTTCAAGTTCAAGCATCCCATGGTCGACTAAATGTTCGATTGTTGTTTCTATACCCTCCTGCTTTCCTAAGTTGTAGCTTGTAAGCCCACAACCTAAACAACAAAACACAAAAATGGCTAGTTCTAACATAAAATCTCCTCTTTTCTTGTATTGGTTTGTCCACTTCTAAATAATATTATACGCAGAAACAAGCAATAAGTCAAGAACTATCTTTCTTTACCCAGTTAATTTATAAATTCTTTTATTGGGGAATTATACTCAAAATCAAACTAAATGTCAAGAACAATTTTTAAGCGACCCTAAAAAAATTTCTTGACAAAGCACCCGCTTTTCAGTATAATACTTCGATGAAAAAATATAAAAAGAGACCTTGGACAACCGATGAAAGAAGAATACTTGCTACTCACTATTACGAGTTAAGTATTGAAAATATGTTAAAACTTCTGCCAGACAGATCCGAGCAGTCTATTCGTAATCAAGTATCTTACATACGTAAGAGAGGGTACAGGTTTAAACAATGACATTAGTAGAGTGGACAGTTGTAATAGCACTTTTAGCTTTTTGGATACTCCTAGACCAAAACAAGGATGACTAATGAATGTTAAAGTACGTAACGGCAATGTGGAACAAGCACTACGCCTGTTTAAAAGAAAAGTTAACGATAGTAATATTCTTTTTGAGTATAAAGAAAAAGAACACTATGAAAAGAAAACCACTCGAAGACAAAAGAAAAAAGCAGCAGCAAAAGTCCGAGAAAGAAAAAGACAAGAAAAGCTGGCAAAGAACCCTCTTTCCTTAAAATAAGTCTTGACTTCTTGCCCAAGAGGGCGTATAATAGTTTTCATGAATTGGAGAAATTATATGATAAAAGTAACAACAGAAGGCAGAA